TAGCTTTGAAAGTGTACCCAGAAGGTGCAAGTTCAGGCGACAAGTATTACTATGGTGATGCAATCATAACTGGTAGCAACATATCAGCATCTTTTGATGGAATGGTAGAAGCTGAAGTAACATTTACAGGTACTGGTGCATTAACATTAGGAACTGCATAATTAATTATTAATTAGAAAAGGAAGAATATGAACGTAATAGATAGAGTGAAGGCACAGTTTGAATCTTTAGGCATTAAAAAGATTGAGGTAGCTGAGTGGGGCGAGGAAGGCAAACCTTTAACAATTTATTGCTCTCCATTCACATTAGCTGAAAAAAGAAACCTTTTTAAAGGTGCTAAGAATGATGATCTAGGAGTATTAGTAGATGCAATCGTTTTAAAAGCTAAAGACGGAGAAGGAAATAAAATATTTAAGCTAGATGATAAACAAGTATTATTGAATAATGCTGACGCAAATGTTATAGCTAAAGTAGCAACAGAAATGTTGAATGGTGTTTCTTACGAGGAAGCTGAAAAAAAGTAAGATCTGATACGGAGTTATATTCTATACTTGCTCTTGGTCAGGAACTAAACAAAAGTATGGACGAAATTTGTCTTATGACGCAAGATGAATTTTATTATTGGATAGCTTACTTTAAGGTGAAGGCAGAAAAAGAAAAACTTTATAATGGCAGATCAGCAGTTAAAAATAAGAATTGATGCGATAGATAATGCTACAAAAGCACTTGCTGATGTTAAAAATCAATTAAAAGGTTTAGACAAACAAACTAAAGAAGTATCTGACAGTTTCTTTACATTTTCTAATGTTCTAAAAACTTTCATAACAGTAGAAGTACTTAGAGGTACTTTTAATATACTAGGTGCTTTCCAAGATATGAAAGTTGCATTGAATCAGGTTACTGGTTCAGTTCAACAAGGTGGTAGAGCATTTGATTTCTTAAATAAATTTTCAGAAACATCTAGGTTTAATATTAAAGATTTATCTAATGCTTTTATTTTACTTTATAGATCAGGAATTAACCCATCAGAAGAATTACTAAAAACATTTACAGACACAGCATCAGCTACAAGACAACCATTAGAAACATTAAATGCCTTAATTTTATTATTTACTAAAGGTACTGAAGGTGGAATGGGATTACTTCAATTTAAGAGATTGGAAAACGAAGGAATACCAGTATTTAAACTATTAAGAGAACAGTTTGGTTTAAGCAAAGATCAAGTAGAAGATTATTTAAAAAGCATTAATGGAACTAAATATGTATTAGATTTATTAAGGCAATCTTTAGGAAAAACATTTGGTGGAACTGAAGCTTCTAATGCAAAGAATTTATCTACAACTTTTGATGATGTAAAAAACGCAGGAGAAAAATTAATAGCTTCATTAGGAGATTCTGGTTTAAACAAAGTTTTAGCACAAACATTTATTTTACTTAAAGATATAGTTGATCTTGTAAAAAATTCAGATTTAGTTAAATTTCTTGGTCTTATAGGAACTGGTCTTGGCAAAGTATCAGATGCTATTGGAAAAGGTGTAGATGCTTATAAAAAAGCAAGAAAAGGTTATCAAGAAGCAATAGGAATGGGTGGTAAACCAGTTATTCCACCAGACGAACCAATTACACCACAACCAAATACATTAGTAGAAGATGTTTATTCTCAATTAGAAAAAGCTTCAAACTCTTTTAAATTACAATGGGAAGATATAAACAGTATAATAGCAAAAGGAACAGTTGAAGGAATTAAAAATGTTTCAGGGGCTATTGCAGAATCTATTGTATTAGGAAAAAATCTTACAGATACTTTTAGAGAATTAACACAAAAATTGTTAATTAAAATACTTTCACAATTAATAGAAGAACAATTAATTAAACTAGCTTTAATAGCTTTAGACCAATTAAAATTATTTATATCTAAACAACAAACAGCAGAAATTGTTAAACAAAATGCTTTACTAGCACAAAGACAGTCTATGAGTACTGAAGATAGTGGTAATGGATTCTTGGGTTCTTTATTAAAAATAGGAATGAGTGCCTTTAGTGGTGGTGCTAATGCTGGAGATGCTATTTACACAGATTACGCAGAAGGTGGTGCTGTTAGAGGTGGTATGCCAATCACAGTTGGAGAACGTGGTAGAGAATTATTTGTTCCTTCTTCAAACGGAACTATTGTGCCTAACCATGATCTAGGTGGTGGAATGAATATAACATTTAATATTCAAGCAAATGATGTTAGAGGTATTAAAGAATTATTAATTGATAATAGAGCAACTATAATTAACTTAGTTAATCAGGGTGCTAATCAAAAAGGAAAATCTAATATTGTATGAGTGGAACATTCCCTTCAAGTCCAGCACCAAGTGGTATAGCAATATCTAGTAATCAAAACACTATTGTTACAACAACAGCTTCTGGTAGACGACAAGCAAGACAAATTGATGGACAAAGATTTAGATTAAGAGTTAGATTTCCTATTATGACAAGAAGTGAGTTCTCACCTATTAATGCTTTTATAATGAAACAAAGATCACAAATAGAATCTTTTACTTATTCTCCACCTACAATATCTTCTCCACTAGGAGTTGCTTCAGGTGTTATTTCAGTTAATGGGTCTATAAGTGCAGGTGCTACATCTTGTTCAATAGATGGTATGGCTAATAGCACAACAGGAGTATTTAAAGCTGGAGACTATTTTAGATTTACTGGTCAAACTAAAGTTTATATGGTTATGGCAGATGTATCATCTAATGGTTCTGGTGCAGGAACATTAACATTTGAACCACCATTAAGAACTGCTGTATCTGATAATGCAGTATTAGTTTATTCTAATGTAGATTTTACAGTTGGGCTTACAGGAGATATTCAAGAATTTAATATTAGCACAGAAAACTATTTCCAATACGAAGTTGATTTAATAGAGGTATTGTAATGCCAAGATCATTAACTGCTGGAGTTATATCAGAATTATCTACAAACAAATTAAATCCAGTTGAACTTATTTATTTAGGTATTGGTGCAGGAACTTATTACACAGATCATTATAAGAATTTAAGTTATGATGGAAATACTTATACAGCTTCATCATTATTTTTAGGAAGTTCAGAAGTTCAAGAAACTGCTGATGTATCAGTTAATAATCTTACATTAAAATTCTCAGGTGCTGATACTACAATCATTAGTCTATTATTAAATAATGACTACATGAATAAACAAGCAAAAGTTTATAGAGGTTTTTTAGATGATTCTCAGGCATTAATATCAGACCCATTTTTATTATTTGACGGAAGAATAGCTAACTTTGCACTAGAGGAAAATTCTACAACATCATCAATTAATATTATTATAGCTTCACATTGGGCAGACTTTGAAAAGATACAAGGAAGAAGAACTGCTATGAACTCTCAAAAGATTTATTTTCCAACAGATCAAGGCATGGAGTTTGCAAGTCAAACTGCACAGAAGATTAAATGGGGAGTAGCTTAATGACTGACTTATATAGAATAGTTCATCTATACAGACAGTTTCCTAAATATGATAAATTTACCTACGAGCAATTAATAACAATGATAGCACCATCTTTAAATTTAGATCAATACCAAATACATAGAGTTGGCAAAGATGATGTCGGCTATACTAGCTGGGCATTTTTAAATGACATAGTTGAACACAGATATAAACTTACTGGCAAGTTAAAAGCTAATGAATGGAATTGTGGTAATAATATTTGGGTTATAGGAGTTATTGCTAAAAGTCATACATTTGAAATAATGAAATGGGTTAAAGAATATTTCAAACCTAAATTAGAAGTTAATCAGTCTGTTAAATGGATTAGAGCAGATGATGATTTAAACATTTATAGAAGATCACAAAAATTTAAACGACAATTTCATATACAAGCATGAAAAAAATATTTGCAAGTACAATATTAGTATCAGCTTTAGTATTTGATTTAGTTAATACTTTATTTAACAATCCAATAAGCCAAGAAGTTATATCTTTATACAAAGCAGAACCAGCTACTATTACTGCAATCATAACTACTATTATAGTTACTGCTATCAGTTATATTTTAGCACCAACACCTAAGAAGCCAAGATTTGGTTCAACAGATGAGAATAAAGGAATATTAGTCAATAAAGATTCTAATAATAATCCAATACCTGTTGTTTATGGTAAAAGACAAGTTGGACTTACAAGAGTTTATGTTGAGAGTTCTGGTACTGACAATCAGTATCTTTATATCGCAGGAGTTCTTTGCGAAGGTGGTGGAAAAGGAATTGAATCAATAGATGAGATTTACGTTGATGATAAATTAGTAGTTTGGAGTGGTGCATTAACTGATGGAACAGTAAGAACAGTAGATAGTACAGATACTAATTTTTATAAAGACAGCACAAGTCTAATATCAGTTCAAGGATTTTATGGTTTAGATAATCAATCTGCATCTTCATTATTACAAGAACAAACTAACTGGACATCTA